GCAGAGAGATGAGTAAGGATTATTATAATAAAATTACTTTAAGGCGGAAACCAAAATCAACAAAGGATGAACATGTTAGAAAAGTTTTTATGCAGTTGGCGGTTGATTCTGGCAGAAATAAAATAAAAATGCTTTTGGAAGGGTAAAGTGAGTAAGATAGAGATAGAGTTATGACTAAAAAAAAAGTATTAACACAAAGGCAGAAAAAAGCTATAAAGTTATTGTTTGATAATGTAGGGATGTCAGTAGGTGAAGCGATGAGGCAGGCTGGATATTCAGATGCTTCAGCAAACAATCCTGGCCATTGTTTTACTCAAAGTGAAGGTGTGAAAGAAGTATTTAGAAAAATAGGGATTGATGAAGCAAGCATAGGTGAGGTAATAAAGGACGGATTTACTGCTACTAAGCCTATTGGGTATTTGCACTCATACAAGAAATCTAAAGACGGCCAGATAGAAAAATGCCAGCCCGATGAATGTATGTCTCCAGACTTTGTGGAAGTAAAAGATCATACAGCCAGATTAAAGAGTGCAGAGTTAGGCAGTAAGATTTTGGGATTTTTGAATGATAAAATAGATCATACAGGGGAAATCGTTGTCAGTTTTAAAGGTGGAAATCAATTACTCTCCGAAGCCGAGGCAACAATTATTCCACCAGAACCCAAGCCGTCATAGGTGTTTCTTAGGGGGCTGGCGAGGTGGCAAGACTTATGCCGGTTGTGCCGAAGCCCTTAAACAAAGTTTCCTTTATTCAAATAACAGAGGATTGATAGGCCGGAAGGACTTCAGCGATTTAAGAGATACAACATTACAAACCCTATTTGAATTGTGTCCTGAAGAATTGATTGAGAGTTATAATAAGACCGAACACTCATTAAAGTTTAAGAACGGATCGGAAATATTGTTTAGGGATTTAAAAGACGGAACCGGCATAGGCTCTTTGAATTTAGGCTGGGTGTTTATAGATGAAGCGGAAGAAGTGCAAGAGAGTATGTTTGACCGCTTGGCTGGCGGCAGATTGAGCTTAACCACAGCAGGCAGGCAATGTATCTGGCTGGCCAGCAACCCACCGAATAAGGATCACTGGATATATAAGCGATTCTTTCTTGATAATAAGCCTGATTACTTTTTGATACATTCCAGCACTTATGAGAATAGGCAATACTTGCCATCGGGATATATAGAAAATCTTGAAAAGATGCCTGAAAGCTGGAAACATAAGTACCTGTTTGGAGAGTTTGGATTCACACCTGATGGCAAGCCCTTTTATAGCGGTTATAACGAAAGCACACATAAAGGCTCTTTCACTTGGAATAGCCAGCAAGAGTTGATCTGCGGATGGGATTATGGTCATCATCATCCTGCTTGCCTGGTAACACAAATAGGGGCAGATGGCAGATGGTACATTCTAAAGGAGATAATGGGAGCTGATGAGACAATAGACCAGTTCAGCGATAAAGTCTTTAAAACGCTTAACTTGGCATATCCTGGTGCAACATATAGACACTTTGGAGACCCAGCCGGCACTCAAGTAAACGATAAGAGTAATACAACCAGCGAAAAGATATTGCAAGGCAAGGGGATAGCGGTTAGAAGCCGGAAGTCAGAGTATGTGGAACGGCAGGAGATAATCAATAAACTATTAAACACACTACTTGCCGGAAAGCCCAGCTTGATGGTTGATGAGAGTTGTGGAATTATAAACGATGGATTTCTTGGCGGTTATCATTACCCGGAAAGCAAGGATAGTAAGCCGATTGGCGAAACACCTTTTAAGGATAATTACTACGACCATTTAATGAACGCACTTGAATACATAGCTGTAAACATATTCACAGCAGTAAAACGCAACGAACCAGCACCACAACCGCCTATATTCAAAGGCACTCGATCGGGATGGGGGAGATAATGGGAATAATGGATATGGTCAATAAGACGATAAGCAATACGGCAGCACCACAGCCCAGGGAGATAGTAAAGATTATGCTTAATCCTGATAATACGATTGCTGTCGGTAGCTGTTTCACTGATAAAGTTATGGTATTAGAGGCTCTGCTTGGAGCAGTCAAGGTTGTAGCTTTAAGCACCGAGGTCAAGACTGATACGATAATCAAGCCGACAGCGGCACAGGTGATGAAGGTGAATAATTGAAGAAAGAAAAGACTTGCCCTAATTGTGTTTGTACATTATCTGGCAAGATAGCTTATTGTAATATGCCATTCTTGCATATGCTATTAGTAGGCGATGTAAAGATAAAAAGGGTGAATAACTAATGGGTATATTAAACCATCATATGTATTGCCATATATGTGACCATGATGATTGTATTTGTCCTTCTACCGCTACTCCTGTTACTGATCCTAAAGAATTAAAGAATTATGATAAAAATGGTTTTTACAAACGACCTCCTGGAAGGAAGTCAAAGAGGGAAAGGTTTAGTGATAATTTAAGAGAAAAAGTATATGCAGTATTATTCGATTCTTTTAAAGGTGAATAATTAAGCTGATGTAGCTCAACGGCAGAGCAGTGGTTTTGTAAACCGCAGGCTGAAGGTTCAAGTCCTTTCGTCAGCTCCAAAATTACATAGACTTTATCGGGTAGCTCCCGATAGAAGCCAGAGAAAGAATTAAGGGGATTACCGTATACGGCGGTTGTCCCCTTTTTCTTTGGAAAAGTAGAGGAGTAGCACTTGGACAAATCAACTCGCATAGCAGACGAACATCCAATAGACGAAATGGCTGATAAGGGCAGAGCTGACTATACCCTGGAAGAGAAAGACGACGAAAAGGGTTTTGAGACTTCGCTCAAGCTCAAGCTATCTGCGGACAGGGAAAAGGTTATAGCCACGGAGATAATTGACTTGGCTGATCAGTTTAACACTGACCGGCAGTCATGGCTTGACCAATGGAAGAAAGTTAGAATGTGGTATGAAGATGAGATACCTGATAAAGAGATCCCTTGGTCAGGGTGCTCTAATTACCACGACCCTCTTATCCTTAAAGCTGTAAATGGTATCTCTGCCCGTGTGTCCCAGGTTATCTGGGGTAATGGAGAACGCAAGCTATGGACATTTAAGCCCTTAAAGAAAGCTAAGATAGAGAGTTGCAGACGCAAAGAGAAGTTCTTGGATTATGTAACTGTTACTGAAATGAAACTTGAACAGGTCTTTAACTTTGCTAAACACGACGCTGTTCTCTTGGGTACTGGTTTTATAGCCTTAAATTGGCTGACTGACGAAAAGCGGGTTAAGGATGTGGAGATATACGACCCGGCCAATGATGTGGAGATATTGAAACTAAATGCTGAAAAAGGCAAGGATGAAAAGCCTGAATTAACAGCCCTTGAAATGTTCAAGGAAAACTATTTAGATGTGGAAACCGAATATCCTGAATATGTGAAACGCCTTGAAAATGGGGAACGCTTAGAACTGAATGTTTCTTATAACGATAAAGTGTACGACGCTCCTAAAGCCGAGTGGGTCAAGCCGGAAGATATGATCGCTGATAAGAAGATAATCGAGCCGGAACGCCAGGTATGCTATGGCCGGTGGAGACATTTCACTAAAAATGAATTACTGGCTTTAGGTAAGAGTAAATACTTTAAGAACATAGACGAATTGTTTAAGGAAGATAAAGATAATAAAGACACTAAAAAAGCTGATACTGACTTATACGATGTGGCCGAAGTAACTTACTATGTAGATACCGACAAAGACGGGATTGCAGAGCCTAATAAGTTTTGGATAGAAAAGGATAAGAAGTTATTTTTAAGAGGTATCGCTTATCCCTACGATCATATGAAGCCGGATATTATTCCCATTTACTTTGAAAACAAAGGCGATGAGTTCTATCGCAAGGGTTGCGGAATACGGTTGATGGGTATGAACAGCTCTATTGATACGGTTGTCCAGCAAGCACTGGATACTAACGCTGCTAACTTCCCTGTATTTGAAGAGCAGGACGATTATAACCCGCAGTTGTGGCAGTTTTCGCCATTATGTACCGTGCCTAAAGGGTTGAAGCAAGTAAATATCCATACATCAAATAGTATTCAAGACGATATTGGTTTAGCTCAATTACTGGCTCGCAAGGGTGATGATGTATCAGGCTTGAGTTCTTTGACTACCGGCAGGGAATCGCAGACTGACCCGAATGCCCCGGCCGCCAAAACACAAATGCTTTTACAGCAAAGCGGTATTAACTTAGGCGAAGGCATAAAGACGGTTAAATTATGTATGCGTGAAATAGGCTTCCAAATATCTGAATTGGAATATCAGTTTGGCAATCGTGCCAAAGAGTTCAGGGTTTTAGGCACAGAAGCCTTTGAAGAAATAAGTGCTGACGATATGCGGATAAGGGGTGAATACGGTATTGCTGGTAGTTTAGAATATGCAGACCCGAATGTGGTATTCCAAAAGAATAAGTTCCTGTATGAGTATGGTTCAAAGAATCCCATAGTGCAAAGCAATCCAGTCATTCAAGCTGAGTTATGGCGTAATCTGGTAATTTCCACAGGTGATATATGGGAAATGCAGGTTGACGCTTTAGCACCTACTCCGGTTGAATCTTTGGAAATGATGGACACCTTCAAGCAGGATATAGCTGAAAAGCAAAGAGAGATAGCAGAGCGAAACTTCAAAGCAGAGGCTTTAAGGCGTGGCAAGACACCGGAAGAGGCAGAGATCTTAAAAGCAGGTCTATTCAACAACCAGACCCCTCAGGAAGAGCCTGCACCGCCATTACCAGTAGAAGGAGTGCCAAGTGAACCCATTGGAATTGATACAACTGGCGAAACAATACCTCAAGTCGCCCAATAGGAATAGGGATAAGGAAGCCAATATCCGGCGTAGGGCTGTTGCTTATCAGACCCTTATAACTGATGAACGCTATAAGGAAGTCTTGGTTGACCTGTTTACCAATAAGATAGCCGAGAAAGAGAAGGCTATTTTAGCCATACCCTTGACTGATAGTATTGAGGATATAGGCAAGAGGCACTTTCAGCTTATAACCGAGAAGAATGTATTTGAGAAACTGCTGAAATACCCAGAGGACTATATACGGGAAAACGAAACTCTAAAGGTGGTTGAGGAATTAGAACGAAGGGAGTTGATCAATAACAATGCCAGCCAAAAAACAGCGGATAAGTAAAAAAGCTAAACCTCCGAAGAAATAGCAATAAGTTCCTGGACTTAAACCAGAGATAGAAAGCCAGCGAATAGCTGAGAAAGCAGGATGAAATGCCAGAAGAAGTCATTGAGACAGAGCAAGTAACGACAGCGGCTGAACCGGAAACTTCGTCTCCTTCCGAAACAACCGAAACCCAGACCGAGGAA